GTATCTATTTCATGATGTGCGTCTTGCAAAGCGTCGCGCAACTCTGTTAAAGCTTCGCTACTTTGTTCTGATAATGTTTTATTTTTACTGAAACGCAAAGCGGTAAGCGCTTTTGCTCTTTCCAACAAAGCAACTAACTTAATAAGTAAGTTATCTACTTCATCTGTAAACTTTAATCCTGTTTGTTCAGTTGTATCAAGTACTGTATCTTGTTCCACAACTGTATCATCTTGTTCTTTAATGTTTGTATCATCATCTGTAATTTCATTTTTATTTTCCTTTACTGCTAATGTATGTGTGTTTTGGTTTGCACCAACTAGCACAGGACTAACTTCCCATACCTTAACGTCTTTTAAAAATCTAACTTCTTGTTCATCTTGTCCGTCTTTGGTAAACATACCGACTTCGCTATCGTGTACTTCAAAACCGAACGACCATTGTTGTATATCGCCCATAGCTTTTACAGTTTCGTAAGCTTCTTTACCTGCGTTGGTGTTCATATTAAATTCGCCTGTAAATACTGCTTTGTCATCATCTTGTGTTATCTGTCCTTTGCCAATGATTTGTTTCCAATCATGCCCCCAACACATAACAACACCTTTGTTACCGTAACCACTCCTAATGCTTTTAGGTAGCACTACGTCGCCGTCGCTATCTATCTCATTGAATACTGAAAATACTGCGCTTACTTTACCCTCTACCTCATCAAAGGTTAGTAAGTCTTTACCCTTATACTCTTTTTTTTCTACCATAATCCTTTATATTTCTTTTACGTGGTAGTTAAGGAAACACCTACAGTTAACTGTTAAGTTAGCCGGCGCACCCAAACTACTATCACCGGGATATTCTAACGTATATCCACTATATTTAAAAGTACTGTTCTCAGGTATTTCTGTACCGTCTAACGTTACATGTGCGTCGCGGACTAGACCGTCGCGTTGGCTAATCCACTCTTTAGTATAGATTAAACCTGTAGACTTAGCACCAATACCACGCCCAAAGTTTGCAATCTTATTACTTTCTGTTCTAGCTATAGTTAACGCCCTAGTTAAATTCTTTTGGCTTAACACATCTTTAACAGCGTTGGCTACGTAGTTTTGTAACCTTGTTCCTGTGTAGTTAAGTTCTAATGCTTCTTGTAAGGATTTCCTAAAGCTAGTATCAAAGCGTTTTTTGCTAGTCTTAGCTAGTTCTGGTAACAGCTCATCTATTAAACCTTTTACATATTCTGTTACTACAGGGTTAGTACGTAGGTTTTGTATAGGAAAGTTTTCAAACTGTACAAGCCTGTAAAAAAAACCTTGTTCTATAATTTCTTTTTTGTTTTTCTTTTGTTTAACCAATTCAATAACACGTGTTGGTTGTTTTAAATCTGGTAACAATAAATCTACTTGGTAAAACGCGTAGTCGTTAGCTAAAGATATATAGTAATCGTATACACTAGCTGACCACTCTTTAACATTTTCATCTATAGCAAAGTTAACTAAACCCTCTGCGTTGCCTGTTGGGTTGCCTTTAAGTACGCCAAATATTTTATTATCTTGTTTAGTAAGCAAATCGTAATATAAATCTTGTAAGGCTTTTTCCCAATTAGTAAGCAACCTGTCATGTTCTTTATATAATATATCTTTTACATCTGCATTACGGTAACGGTTACACACTACATCTTGGTTTTGTTGTTTAAGTTTGTTGTATCTAGTTATTAGTTCTATAGCTGTGTTTGCCTTTTCATCTCGTTTGTTCATAGCACGTACAAGCTTTGCACTCCAACTCTTACCGGCTTCGCCACCCCAAAGCGCCCACGCTATACGTCCATTGCTTGGATAACCTTTTTCGCCCTGTCGCCAACCCTCTGCACGTTTATCTACTTCATGGCGTGGAAAGTATTTAGCTATGGGTCTAACTTTTTCTGCACGTGCTGTTGTGTTGTTTAGTATGTACCTAGCGCTGTTAAGTCCAACACTTGTACCGCCTCTACCATATTCTTTACGCCAAGCTATGCCACGTTTAGCTTCGTCCTTAGCGCCTTTTGGTATTGTAAAATCCAAGTCATCATACTTGCCCATACTTAGCCCTCTGTTTCGGCTATACGGTTTTCGTACTCCTCATGTGTAGCACAAGGCATGTATATTAAGTTGCCGTCTTTATCATGTGTATGTGTACCGCTACAACCTAGTTCATCTGCCCTATCACTAGCTTCCTGTTGGGTTGTAAATTCATCTTTGCCGACTTGTGCTTTATCATTATCCCCAAAGCGTTCTACTTGTGTAAGGCGTGCTTCTGCTAGTTCACGTGTAGGGTAACAACCCATGTTGCGCCCTGTTTGTTCTGTAATAACGCAGTATTCGCCGTCAATCTCTTGTACTACTTTAAACTCTTTTGTATTATCCTCTTGTGCTTCTATTTCACTATCTATGTCTATTTCTACTTCTTGCTCTGCAACCTGTGCTTCTAATGCAGGTGCAATAGTTTTACTACTGTCTATCAAATAAACTTGTTGGCTTTCATCAGTAGGCAAACCTACAGCTTCTCTTGCTTCTGCAACTGTAATCCAACCACCTTGTACACCAACGTCTAACCTTGTATATAATGCGTCGGTGTCTTGTTGCAAGGCACGTACATTACTAAAATCGTAAACAGCAAATTCATTAGGGTTATCTGTGTAATCAGCTAACAATAATTGTTGAGTAATTTCCTCGCCTACTTGTTTCCATAATGGTATAAGTTTGTTCTCTGTAAAAAATTCTCTTAGCTCTTTTGCATTACTGTATGTTGCTCTTTCTAACCCTGCGCCAAGACCGGCAAGGATTGCAGGGACACCTAATACTGCGCTAATACGTTCCTCTGGTATACGCCTTAACTGCCCAATGTCTAACTCTTTAGGGCTAAAGGCAAGCTTTTCTACATTCATAGCACCACTAAGTACTAACGGCATACCTCTATTTTTACCGCCTGTCTTTTGTCTATATGTTTTAGCTATCTGCTCTGCTTCCTCTGGAGTTGGACCATAATCATCTTTAGGTGTAATTAATACATTAGGTACACCGCTATTAGCAACTAAAGCTGTAGCCATTTGCCCTGCGCTTTCGTCGCCGTATATTTCACGTAGTACTGTTCTTAATGGTGCAAAACCTTTACGGTGGTTTGTGCTATCTAAACCTAAACGTATATGCACAATGTCCTCTGGCATAATACTTATTTTTTCATTTTTCTTTGTGTTGTTATATTCGTAATGTGTAATTAATGTTTCGTCATTGCCTTTTGCTTCTACTGCTTCCGGCATGAGTGGATACAAAGCTACTAACTGCTGTGCGTTGTTACGTTGTTTAAGTAAGTATGCGTCGCCTGATACGTGCAAAGCTGTCATTAAATATTGTTGTACTATATCGCCACTCATGTAAGGGTTAGGTCTACGCATAAGTACAGATAGTGGGTGGTTGTTTATTGTATTTTCTACATTATCTGTATCTAGTTGTTTAACTATAAGTTCTGCTTCACTAAAGCTAAGCGACAAAACCTGTAAGCATGCAGTTACCGCAGAGTTACTAGCACCGTTGCCCATTGTGCTAACATCAAAATCGCCTGCTCTTGTATTCCACCCTTGTATAAAACTTACGTTGTTATATAGGCTATCCTCATCTCTAAAAAAATTGTATTTCTTTTGTTCAGGCACGTTGTTTCGCCCTGTAAACAAATCTCTTAATCTACGTTGTTCTGCCAACTTTAACTCCTAGGCTCTAAGTAGGTCGCTGAACACACCCAAAGGAACAACCCACTTAGTGCCAATCCTCTCGCGTGTTCTTTACTGTTCAATATGCCCTAAATTCTTTTCGTCTTGCTACTAATAGAATAGCATAAGATAGCGCGTCCACTTGGTCGTCAAACTCTCCTGCGGGAAATTGTAGCAGTTCTTTTTCCAAATCGCTATACCATACAGCATTTCTTGGGAAGTACACTTTTCCGGCTTCCATTTTTGCACTTAGTGGTAACGCCCTACTTAATTTATCTTTGTCTGCTTTAAGTTCCCTAATGGGTAAATTAGTTTGCGCCCTTGCCATTTGTATAAATGCAAGTTGGTAACCTGCACGTTCTACGCCTATCACTTCCGGTTGCCACTTGTCATACACACTTTGTAACATTTTTAGTACGTCTGGTGCTTCTAACCTGTTTCTAACCAAATCTAGTACAAAAACTTCATTATCAGGCGATAATCCGAGGACTAGGGCGACCGTATAGTCGGCGCTATCCTTAGTGCTGGTAGCCAAGTCCACAGCTACAACAATCCGGAGTGTATCGTCCGCTACGCGTTTTTCGGGAGTTTGTAGCCAAGTGATATTACTTTCAATACCGTCTTTGTCGTAGTATAGTTCATTAGATTTATCGTAGTACTTAAACCATTCACGGTGTATTAAACCACCTTTAGCTTCTACAAACTGTGCTTCGTATTCTTGACTAAAGAGGTAACTACCAATTTCTTTTTTCGCTACAGCGAGTTCATCTAGTGGTACGTAAGGGTTTGTACTTGTAGGTAGTTGCCAACGTTCCCAATCATCATAGTTTTCGCTGTCATCATACAACCTACTAAACCAATTAAAACCTTTAGGAGTACTTATAAATAATGCAGAGCCTCTACGTTCTGTAAGTGTTGGTCTTAGCACTTCACGCCATACGTTTTCTTTAATGTAAGCGCACTCATCAAGCACAATAAAGTCCAAGCCTGCACCACGTAACCTATCTGGGTTATCTGCTGAACGTACTGTTACGCTACCGCCTGTAGTTGTATATAAAGTTTTTTGGCTTTCGTTAACTGTAAAACCATAATCAACACCAAGTGTACGTAATTCTTTCCAACCCTCTAAAGCCATAGCGTATGTTGGTGCAACCCACCAAGCGCGTTTACCTTGTGAAGCTTTTGCTATACAAAGCCATACACCTAATCTAGTTTTCCCCCAACGCCTACCGGCTACTAAAACTTTAAAACGTTTATTACTTTGAGCTACTGCTAGTTGCCCTGTGTGTAAGGTTGGAAGCTTAATCTTGTATTGCTTCTTACCTGTTTTGTTAAATGTCGTTTCCATTACCAAACATATCGTCGTCGTTGCCTAGTAACTGTTTCCAAAAAGCCAACACCTCAATAGGCATAGGTAAAACCACAAACCCACTATCAAACATGTTGTCCGGTAACTCTACAGCACCAAGTGCGTCCTCTTGTATATCCTGTACTTCAAATACAGGTACATCTGGAAAGTTAGCTAATACTATATTTATAAATTGTTCATTATCCGCATTGTCATTACGTGCCATTATCATTTTCCTCTTTTTTTATACCGGACATATCGGACACTTCTGCGTCTGTAAATTCATTTCCGTCTGACCAATGTAGCACAACATCATAGTCATTGTCATCTTGTGTAACTTTTAAGTGTTCACGCTTGCCAAACTTGTCTGGATACTTACGTTCTAATATCCACGCGCTAGCTTGCCAACTTCCATTGTTGCCTGCTGTCTGTATGTTAAGTAAGTGTCTAAGTACGCCTTGTGCTTCACTACGGTTTATTTCTTGCCACCTACTAGCGTAAGGCTCTACACCTAATTGGGCTAGTTCACGCCAACGCCTAAACTGTCTGTCGCTTATACCCGCAAACACGCACGCGTCTTGTATGTACATGCCTACGCTTATAGCTTGGTTAAGCTTTTGCCATACGTCCTCTTGCATAAACTTATACTTAACACGTAA